CACCCAGCCCGAGCTTTTGCCCAAGCCGCACCGCCGCCGTCTCCACCGGATCATCCGCTGCTTCTGCCACAGTTTCCGCGCCGCCGCTCATCTCCGCATCCTGCGCCGCGGCTTCCTCTTCCGAAAGCTGCGCCTCCGCCGCCTTTTTCTGCGCCGTCCCCTCCGGCACAAGGGAGAGGCGCTTTTTCAGCGCCTCTTCCCGCGCGCGCCACAGCTCTGCGCCTCTTTGCAGCGCCCATTCGATGTAATTCAAGGTTTTCGCCCCTCCTTCATGCGGACAAAGCGCGCCATATCAAAGCTCGCGTTGCCGCCGCCTGCGGTTTCGCCGAGCTTTGCGCCGCAAATGCTGCACCGTGCCTCCTCCGCGCGCGTCCGGCACTCGGGGCACAGCCGCTCCATCGCTTCCTCGCGGTCGAGCATCTCGTGCGCAAGGCAATAGAGGTAGTCCGCGTCCGTCATCTCCTGCGCGCGCTTTTCGCTCGGCAGCGCGCCGGCATATCGGAGCACGCGCCATTTCAGCCGTTCGTAGGGCGCGTGCTCCATGCTTTTTTTAGCGCTGCCACCTTCTCGCGCCCGTCCTCGCTCGACGGGTTCTCCACCCCGTCAAGCAGCGCGTAGCACCGCACCAGCTCGTTGATCTCGCCGACGCTCAGTGCATTTTCAACGTCCTCCGCGCTTGCAAAGGCCGCCTCTCTGCCCTCCGTCAGGCTTCTTTTGAGCAGCGCCGCGTTCGCGCGCAGCGCACGCTCTTCTTCGTCGGCGCAGTCAAGCTGCGCGATCTCGCGCCGCAGCGAGAGCGTCTCGCGGGCCGAAAGCAGCCGCATCGCGCACGTTCTCTCCCCGATGCGCACCGTCTTCTCCCGCTCGCGCCCCAAAAAGTTCAGCAGAAGCTCGTCCATCAGCTTGCGATCTCCATGCGCTTACGCGCGATGATCGTCACCTTCTCCGCCGCCGGGTCGCCGAGCTTGCCCGCCTCTTCAATGCTGCTCCAGCGGCACTGCGAGTAGATGATGCGCTTGTCCGGCTTGCAGATCACAAGCGAAAAGTCGTTCAGATCATAGAAGTTGATGCCGTCGCTGATGGCCTCATCCGTCGCGTACAGGCGGCTCAACTCCAGCGTGTACTTGTTTGCGCCCGCGATCGTCGCCACCGGCTCGTTTTCGCCAAAGGCCTCGATCTCGCGGCTCGTGCGCGTCGCTCTCGTCGTGTAGCTCTGCACCACCGCCACCTTTTTGCCGTCGACTTCGAGATAGATGTCGCTGCTCAGCGGCAATACCGTATTCGCCATATTTTTCCTCCTTACACCGTGATGTGCGCCGTCAGATAGATGCGGTTCAGCCCGTGCGCCACCGTAAAGCTGAATTCCACCAGGCACACCGTCGGGTCGCTCTTGAGCGCGCTCACCAGCACCTCGCCGTAGCTGTCCACGATCTCGCGGCTCTTCATCTCCTCGAGCTCCAGCACCACCTGCGAGCGGATGGCCCCACGGCTCTGCGCGGTGTTCTTGCTTCTGGCAAAGCGCGTACGCAGCGCGCTGCGGATCGTCGGGATGACCTCATCCACGATCAAAATGGTCGTCAGCTCGCGCCACGTCGTGTCCGCCGCCCCGCCGCTCGAAGTCTTCGTCGTGATACCTCGCACCGGCGAGGAAACGCCGCCCACCGTCTCGATCGGCGTCACGCCGCCGCGCACCAGCTGGTCGATCTCATTGTCACTCAGTCTCTTGCCCGCCGCGCCGAAAAGCGTCAGCTCCGCGCCGTTGATAGGCACGGACGGGTCGGTGTTTCCCGCGATCACCGCCGCCACCGCCGCCGCGGCAAACACCGCGCTCATCGTACCGCCGTCGTCCGATGCGATATCCGGTCCCACCAGCACTACGCGCTCGCTGTTGACAGCCTTCGCGCGGTTCACCATCTGCGCGACCGTCTCTTCCGAACCACCGATGACCGCGATGCGCTCGCGTCTCGCCGCCGAGGCATCCTCTGCCGCCGTTTTGAGGAGCAGATGCACGCTCTGCGCCGCGCTGTCGCACACCATCACGCCGACATCTTCCTCATCAGAGAGCGCCGCAAACGCGCTCGCGTAGTCCTTCTCTTCACTCTCGTCCTTGCCCACGGCCACAGCCTTCACTGCACCCGCGCCGTTGGCGAAGAGGAATTTGAGCAGCGTGCTCATGCCATACACGCCGCTCGCATCCTCCCCGAATACGCTCTTTCCCTCTTCATACGAGGTGATGAGCTCCACCTTATTGGCCGTCCCCTTCGTCGCCACCGCTGCCGCGCCGATCGTCTTCGCCGCAGCGCTCGCGCTCACCACGCTCGATGCGTCGTAGGACGAATACACGCCCGGCCGCTCATGGATCGTACTATTCACGTTCTTTCACCGTACCTTTCAATATAAAATCGGTAAACACCGTCTCATCCTCTGCCGCCTCCGCGACAAAGTACGCCGCATATTTCGCGCTCGCGTCCAGCCGGAACATGCCCGTCGTCTTGTCCCAGCCGGTCTTGCCCCACTGGAGCGATCCGAGCTTCAGCCCCTCCGGCAGCGCCGTCATCATCGCCTGTGTGATCGTCTCCGCCGCTTTTTCGCAGCCCGCCGCGCCCAGCGTCCTCGGCGCATACACCTCGATGAGCAGCGTCAGCAGCATTTTTCTCCCGTAGACAGATACCGTCTCCTGCGTCGCCTCGTCGACCTTTTCTCCCAGATACTGTGCCGCGCCGCTCTCCTCGATCACCGTCTCCTTCGTGCCGACCGCCGCCACCGCGGCCGCATACCGCTTGAGCTGTTCTTCGCTGTAACTTTCGATCGCCGCGCACCCCGCCGCCTTGATCGCCGCAGCCACCGCGCGCTTCACCTGTCCGACCGCCGTCATGCCTCTTCCTCCTTCGGATGCAGCATCGCCCAGTAGTAGGCGATCTCCTCACCCACGTAAAACGGCCCCGCCGCGCGCACGACGTACCGCCTCTCTCCGCACTGCACAAAGTCGCCCATCGCGATCTTGACGTCCTCCGGCCCCAGGTACCGCCAGCACTGCTCGTCGACCGCGCCCAGCGCCGTCACAGAGAACGGCTCCTCGCCGTTCTCCCTCTTCACAAGCTGCAAAAATGCCTTCGTCTCCGCCGTCTCTCCGCCGTGCAGCACCGAAACGCTCATGCCGTAGCGCGCGAACGCCTCACTCAGCGCCCGCTTCACGTCTCCACCCCGCGGAAGCAGAACCCGCCGTCCGTCGTATACGGGCGCATCAGCGCCCACGCCTGCTCGCGCAGCAGCGACAGCCTTTTGCTCCCCTCATCGGACGAACGCTTCGTCACTGTCAGGTCGCCCGCGCGCAGGGAGGAAAACTCCTCCCCACCCGCTCTCGCGCTCTCCAGCGCGGCCGCCGCCAACCACGACGCCGCGCAGATAAACGCGCTCTCGCAGTCCTCCTTGGCGACGCCCTCTTTCAGCGCGCGCACAAGGCTCTCCTCCTGCGCCGTGCAGATCATTCGGAGCATGCTCTTCTCGCTTTCGTCCGCCTTGCTCAGCGCACACGCGATCGAAAAGATCTGCTCGCTCATGCTCTCCGCCATTCGCTCTTCCTCCTTACTTTTTACTGTAAGGACAGCACCTTCGAGGCCTCCTGATACGGCTTTGCAAAGCCGGAAATGCTCGTGATGGCCGCGCGCTCCAGCTGGCGGTCGATGAGCTTGTCGTACTCGACCAGCACCTCGCTGCCACAGATGCGCTCGAGCGCATAGTTCTTGTCAAGGCCGATGATCTTGCCCGCGGGCATTGCGCTCGTGCGCAGGAGCTTCGCACCCAGCGGGGTCGCGAGCGTGCCCGTGCCCTGGAAGTTGAGGCCCGTCAGCGGGTTCTGGAACTCCGAGAGCTTGAGCATCGCGAGCATCATGTCGCTGCCCATCAGCATCGTGTTCATCGTATAGGGGTCAAACTGCGACCAGAAGCCCAGCAGCGCGTCATAGCTCAGTGTGCCCTTCGTGCCGCCGATGCCGTCATCGCCGATGGTATAGCTTGTTGCCGCATTGTTGTTGCCGTCGCCGTTCATCAAAACGTCGATGGCGTCCTTTAAGTGCATGCGCGCGATGTACGCGCCGATCTGGCGCAGCGTCACAGAGAAGAGATCCAGTCGCTGGAAGCGGATAGCCTCATAGGACGCGACCAGCATTCTGCCGCGCTTGTGGAGCTTCACGAGATTTTCCTGCGTGCGGATGCTGGTCGTCGGGATGCCCGCGCCCTCCTCCACGCGCTTGAGCTCCTTGTCGTCATCCGTCGGAACGGACGCGATAGAGCGGTAGTCCATGCCGTCAAAATTCGTCACGGTCGCAGTGATGTCGGGCAGGATGTCGCTTTCCATGCCCTGGCGCACCACGCGGGAGACAAACTCCGGGAACAGCACGGACGATTCGCTCGTATGGAAAAACTTTTCCACCATGTCGCTGCCCGCGCCCTTGACGTGGATATCAAAGCGCTTGAGCTGGCGCTGAAAGGCGTCCAGCCCCTCGAGCGCCGTGCCCTTGTAGTTCTCGCTCGGGTCGAGCGATTCGAGCACCTTCAGAAAACTTCTGCCGTTCTGGCCGTACATGCCCTTTTCGAGCTTCACATTTTCATACTGATAAGCCATTTGTCCTTCTCCTCCTTAAAGCTTGATGACGGCCTTGTCCGCCGCGCTGTCCACGCTCAGCACAAGATAGCTGCTGCCGTTCTGGTTCTCGCCCGGCTTGCTCACGCCGCCCGAGCCGTCCGCCATCAGCTCAGCGTAGCCCACCGCAGGCGCCGTGCCGCTGTACTTCACGCTCGCAAGGCCGCCGAGCTGCACCGTGCAGGCCTTGCCGTCATGCGCGACGGCGCGCACCACGCCGCAGAAGCCGTCGCCCGCCGTGCACTTGCCCACCGTGCCGTTCGCGCTCACCTTCACAATGTCGCCCTCACTGACCGCGCCGCAAACAAACGTTGCGCACCACTCGCCGATGCCCTCATAAGAAATGCTCATACCGTTCCTCCTTGATCTGTTGTTCTATCCAAAAAGCGCCGCTGCTTTTTGTTCCTTTTCACACGCGAAAGTCGCTCTCGTCCTCCGCCGCTTTCGTCTTCTCGCCGTAAGTGAGCTGCGTGCGCAGCCCCAGCTTTTTCGCCATCTTCCCGCGATACAGCTTCTCCATCTCCTTGAGCTCGCTCTCGTCGAGCTTTTCCGCGAGCTTTTCAACGGCCTCGCCATCCGCCTCCTGCTCGCACACGAGCATCAGCCGCTTCACCTCGCCGCGCAGCTCACTCAAGTAGCGCTTACCGACCTCCGCCTGCTTTTCAAGGCTTTCAAGCTCCCTCTGGTTCGCTCTTGACCCGCGCCGCTTGACGAGCGTCTTGAGCGTGCCCGCGTCCTCTCCGCCGCAGCGCTTCAAAACGCCCGCTCTCGGCTGCGCCGGCACCGCTACAAAGCTCCACTCATACGCGTCCTGCGCGTTCACAAGCTCCGCGCAGCACACCTTGCCGCCGTACACCTCGCCCTTTTTGTGCGCGCAGGTGTTGATGTCCTCACCACAGATGGAGCACACGCACCTTTCCACGCTGCACCCCACGCTCACTTCCTTTTTGATGCCGCCCTCGATCTGCGCGATCAGCGCGTCGTTCTCGCCGCCGCGCAGCATATACGCATAGCCCTTGAGATAGCAGCGCCCCTCGCCCTGCGAGCAAACGCCCTCTTCCTCCACGATCTCCGTGCGGTAGATGCGCGCCGCCTGCCCCTTCGTCGTCCACTCGTGGTCAAAAATGCCGCTTTTGCCCACAAACAGCTCCGCGAGCTCTTCGAGCGTCGCGCGCGGAAAGCGCTCGCCGTCCCGGTCCACCTCGTTGTCGCACAGCCGCACGGCAAAGGTGTAGACCTCGTCCTCTTTGAGCGCGCGCTTCGTGAACTGATTGATGATTGCCAGTTCCTCGCGCGTCACCATGCTGTTTTTGAGCCCATTGCTCTCTTTTCTCACTTCCATGCTCATTTCCCCTCCGCTTCATCATTTTCCTGCCTGAGCTTTCGCGCCTGCTGCAAGTAGAGTGCCGCTTTGGCCTCCTCCACCTCATCCTGCAGGTTGATGTCCTCCCAGTCCACCACCGCACGGCAGCCGTAGCCGTGCATCCTAAGCCACAGCGTACAGACGCGCTCGATGACCGGTTCGAGCGTGCGCCGCAGCGCCGTGATCTCGCTTGTCAGCATATCCGCCTGCTGCGCGCTCATCCGCTCGGTCGACGACCAGCTCAGCCCCAGCATAAACGGCGGCAGCCCCGTCTTCGCCACCAGCTGCTCTAAGATCTGCCGTACCGGCGTCTCGCTGTCGAGGATCTGGTTGTCCGCGCCGATGGCCTTGATCGACACGTCGCCCACCGATACAAAGTCGCGCACGCTGCCGTTTCTGCCCTCCTGCATCGCCCGCGACCATTCCTCGGCGATCTGCTCGGCGCGCTCCTGTGCCGCCCCGCGGTCGAGCTCGCCGTCCTGCGGCTTATAGGTCACCGCAAAGCGCACATTGCCGCAGCGGTCCCAGTTCTTTCCCATCGCGTCGTAAATTTTCAGCAGCAGCCCCGTTAAGTACGGCATCGAGCGCAGCATCGAAACGCCGTAAGGGTGCCCCGCTTCGGGGTTGAGCGGCGTAAAGAGCAGTAGGTCCTGATACTCGAGCGGCACGCTGCGCCCGCCGCCATCCACACCGCACAGGCAGAATTCGAGTGGATTGTCCCCCTCGCGCACCTCCACCTGCGAAACGTCCGCGCACAGCACCGCCGCGATCTCGCGTCCTTCCGCGTCCGGTACGATCTCGCCCACCGCGCGCCCGCAGGTCAAAAGCGAATCGAGGTAACAGTCCAAAAAGGCGTTGATGCCTCTCTGCCCTCTGCCCACCGGCACCTCGCACAAAAAGCGCTGCAAGCCCTGCTCCGCCCGCTCGTTGCCGCATGCCACGCGCATGCCGCCCGTCAGCCGGATCAGCTTGCAGATGGCCGCGTCCACCACCGGCACCGCCTCGCGCACCTCGCGGTAAAGCGCTGTCTCCCCGTCCAGCAGCGGCACATAGCTCTCAAGCCGTCCGAATGTACTGCGTCCGCCGCTGCGCAGCTGCACGGCGGTCTCGCCGCCCGTGCTTCTCTCCTTCTGCCAGGGTACTTTCATCCTGTCCTCTCCTTTTCCGTTTTGTTCATCGCGCCGCGCGCTCCACCGCGCGCATCGCAATGCCGCCTCCGCGTTCCTTTTTCGCGATCGACACGGCAAAATACCGCATCTCATCCATCGCGTGATCTCTCTCCTTTTTCGGCCGGTCTCTTCCCGTTCCGCCGTCCTCCCAGCAGTACGCCGCGATCTCGCTAAGGCAGCTCTCGCAGCCCTCGCAGATCACGATCTTTCGCTGCTTCAATAGGTTCGCCGTCACGCGGATGCCGTCCGCCACATCGTTGTCCGCCCTGCTCACAGGGAATCCCTCGCGCCGCAGCGCCTCAATAAAGCTCGCCGCCGACGGGTCGACGATCACCTTTTCCACTGTCTCCCCCGCCGCAAACTTTTTAAGGTCCGCCACATACTCCGTGTCCGTCTTCTGCCGCCCCTCCCTGCGCGAATCGAAGTAATACTCCCGCGCCCGGTACCACACCCCGTCCTTGAGAGCCCACAGGCCAAAACTTGTCGGATTCACCGTCCCGTAGTCGATGGAGATGCTCACCCGCTCCCACGGCTTTTCCGGCACACGAGCGCAATACTCCTGCGGCGTAAAGAAGTCATAGATGAGCCCCTTCGCCGCCGTCCACTCGCCCAGGATGAACCGCCGGTAAAATGTCCCGCTGTATGCCTTTTCGTACCGCGCCCGAATGCGCGGCGAGAGCGACGGATTGTCGTCCATCGTAAAGTGCAGATACAGCGCCCCGCGCTCCTCCGCGCGCAGGATCCACTCGCGGTAGAACCAGTGCATCGGCCCCTCGGGGTTGCAGTTGAACCACAGCTTGCTGCCCGATACGCTGCATCGCGCGCTCGCCTGCTCCACAAACGAGCGCGGCATCAGCGCCGCCTCGTCGAACAGCACCCCCGCCAGCGTCACGCCCTGGATGAGCGCCGCGCTCCCCTCGTCGTATCCGCCGAAGAGGTAAAAGCGGTTCTCCCGTCCGCCGCTTCGCACGATCACCAGATTCTCGCTCCGCTTCTCCTCGCAGTGAAAGCCCAGCGCCGTCACCTTCGGTAAAATCTCATGCAACACGTTGCGCCGCAGCGACACGATCGTCTTCCCGCACAGCGCAAATTGCTCGCCGCTAAAGCGCCGCATCGCCCACAGGAAAAAGCCCATCCCCATCGACAGCGTCTTTCCGCTTCGCACCGCCCCGTCGCAGATGATCGCGTCGTACTCTTGGTACCTTGGATTCGCCCACCAGGTCATTGCTGTCTTCTGCTTGGCGGAAAACTGCTTCACGCCCGCCAATCGT